TCAGCTTGGGCTGCAGTGAAGAAACGTCAAATGGATGACGATATTTTCACTAGCCCCTCAGAAGCTCGTAGCAGATCTTTTATGTTAGGTTTTGATGGTGAAATCCATACCCATGAAGTTGGTGCTAATATCTATTACATGCCATCAAGAACGCATGAGGAATACCTCAACTACCACAAAGAACTTGCAGGTATCAAAGATATACCACAAGAGCAAGAAGAGAGTGAAGATGATCTCTTGGCTCGTATCTTATCTGTAGTTATTCAAGAAGTAACTAAAGTAGAAACTAGTACTCTTGCAGCTAAAGTAAAAGAGCACAATGAGAAAAATGGTGGCAAAGGCAAGGTAACTACCTCTATGCTACGTCAGGTTTATAATAGAGGTGTAGGTGCATATAAGACAAACCCATCATCGGTTCGTCCTAATGTCTCATCTCCCGAACAGTGGGCTATGGCTCGTGTCAACAATTTCTTACGCACCATTCGTACAGGTCGCTTCCGTAGTGGTAAGCATGATACTGATCTCCTACCTTCTAAACATCCTCTTAGTACAAGGAAGTCACAAGTATGGGATGGAGGCGATTTACCAACGCAGGAGCAAGTTGATAAGGCAGATAAGCCATTAAACAAGCCCTTCAGACTTCCTAAAGGATCAAGTAAGAAGTTTGGAGTTTATGTAAAGGACGGAGACAAAACCAAGAAAGTTACTTTTGGTGATCCTAATATGGAAATCCGTAGAGATGACCCCAAGGCTAGATCTAACTTCCGTAGCAGACATTCTTGCGATACCGCATCAGATAAGACTTCTGCTCGTTATTGGTCTTGCCGTATGTGGGAGAAGGGTAGATCAGTGACTGATTTAACAAAAGATATCGAAGGCCAGATCCTAAAGACTGACGATGAACAGCGTATAGTCTACGGATGGGCCTCAGTCATTACTGAGAAAGGTGAACGAGTAGTTGACCGTCAGGGTGACGTAATCGAACCAGACACGTTGGTTAAAGCCGTGAATGATTTCATGGAGAATGTACGTGTCGGTAAAACAATGCACACAGGCGAACAAACAGGGATGGTTATTCATTCCTTACCAATTACCAAAGAGATTGGTGATAGCCTTGGCATACAGAGTGATCGTGAAGGGTGGATTGTAGCTTATAAAGTCTACGATGATAAAGTCTGGAACATGGTCAAATCTGGTGAACTTGCGGCCTTCAGCATTGGCGGTCGAGCAATTAAGGAGAAATTAGATGAACCTTCTTAAACAACTAGAGCTTGATGAGTTATCTCTGGTGGATCGCCCTGCTAATGCGTCTGCCAAGGTTGCTTTATTTAAGCGAGACACAGAGGAATCTGATATGACTAATGAAGTCGAAAAAATGTCCGATGACATGAAGGCAAAACTAAAGCCCTACATGGACAAAGGGATGAATGAAGAAGAGGCTATGAAAGCCTATAACATGGACATGAAAAAGTCCGATGAAGAAGTTGATCTGAGCCTAGAGGTTGAAGTTGAGGCACTAAAAGCTGATAATCAAAACCTCCGCAAAGCTCTTATTGAAAATGGCTTTGTAATCAAAGCTGACAAAATCACAAAGAAAGAAGAAGTAGAAACAATTGAAGTAAGTGGTGAGATGGTTGTTAAATCAGATATCCCTGCTCCTGTTTTGAAAGCTCTTGAAGAAGCAGAAGTACAAAAGCGTCAAACTGATTTGCGTAAGTCTGCTGAAGCTGAATTACCGCACTTTAATGTTGAGGTTGCTATGCAACTCCTTGATGTTATCAAAGGTGATGAAAAAGTCTTAGAAGCACTTAAGGGAGCAGACGCTGCTTTTGCTGCTGCTATGGATGAAACTGGGGAAAAGGTTGTCGATGGTGACATGCATGACCCACAAACTAAATTAGATAAGATGGTAGAGACACATGCTAAAGAGCATAGTGTCAACAAATACGCTGCTTTTGATGCCATCAGTAAAACAGCAGAGGGTAAAGCCCTTATTGCTAAAACTTATGAAAAGGATGAGTAATCATGGCTGTACAAGAATCTCGTGAGACACGTACATTCATTGCAGGAGAGGATCTATCTTCTTCTCAATTTAAATTTGTAACCCTTGAAGCTGACGGTCAAATAGATCTAGCTGATGGTGACGCAGAGCGTTGCATTGGTGTTCTTTCTAATGACCCTGCTTCAGGCTCAGAAGCAACTGTTGTTATCTCTGGTAAAACGATGGTTACTGCAGGTGGCACTGTTACCGCAGGTGATGAAGTTTGCACAGACACATCAGGTGATGCAGTAGAGCTTTCTACATCATCATCAGCAACAGCAATCACAATGGGTTATGCCCTAGAAGACGCCACAGACGGTCAAGTATTCGGTATCGAATTGATCCAAGGCGGCAACTCTTCTGATCAATCATAATCCATAGATAAGAAGGAATAACAACAATGCCTATGTTAACCGCATCACAGGTACATATAGATCAGCCATTAACAAATCTGACTATTGCGTACCTACAAGACCAAAATAACTTTATCGCTGATAAGGTTTTCCCAAATGTAGCTGTTGATAAGAAGACCAACAAGTTCTACGAATATAATCGTGCAGACTTCTTCCGCAACGATGTAAAAGCTCGTGCTCCACGCACACGCTCACAACGTGTCGGTATGTCACTCTCAACACAGACATACACTGCAGAAGTCCGTTCATTGTCAACAGACTTTGACTTCGAAACACTAGCTAACGCTGACACAGCTTTGGACATCCGAAGAGGTGCATCAGAAATGCTAACACACAATCTATTGATTGACCGTGAAAGCCGTTGGATGTCAACATTCTTTGCCACAAACCTCTGGACAACAGAGTATGATGGTGTTGCTAATGCTGACAATAACCTTGCTACAGAGGTTACACAGTGGGATGACTACACAAACTCAACTCCAATCGTTGACGTAACTGCTGCTCGAAGAGCAATGCAAAAAGCATCTGGTGGTTTCAAGCCAAACAAAATGGTTGTTACTCGTGACGTTCACGATACACTAGTCAACCACCCAGACGTACTTGCACGTATCAACGGTGGCGCAACTGTAACAAACACTGCTTTGGTAACACAAGCTAAACTAGCAGAAATCTTTGAGGTTGCTGAGTACTACATTGTAGACGCAATCGAAAACTCTGCTGCAGAAGGCTTAACAGAATCATTAGACTTTGTGGCAACTAAGAAAGCTGCATTGTACTATGCTCCTGCATCTTCAGGGTTGATGGTTCCATCAGCAGGTTACAACTTCACATGGAATGAACTAGATAACGCATCTGGTTACGGTATTGACATCCGTTCATATACTGGCGATTTCCTACGTGTAGAAGGTGTTGCAGAACTCCTAGAAGCAAATATGGCTTACGACCAAAAGGTTGTAGGTGCTGATCTAGGTGTATTCTTCAACACAATCTTGTCATAAGGAGTAGGTGAATGACCCGGTCACCATTTCAATATGATAAGCCAATCTTCGTTAGAAATCCGCAAGGATTACTTATGAATGGTAAGCGTTATGCAAAAGGTGACCTCGTTCCTTGGATGGAGCGAGGTTTGCCTAAGGCGAACATTGAACGCTTGTATAATGAGCACCATTTACACCATAACGAAGAGTCGGAGAAAATAGCTAAACCTACGGTAGGAGATGGCTTAGATGAGATGACTGTAGAGCAGTTAAGCATCTTAGTCAAAACTATAAACGAGAAGGTTAAAGCTAAGACTTCCAGTAACTCAGAGTATGACCGCAAGAGATGTCGAATCTCTAAGGTAAAAGATAAACAAGCGGGTTTGATTCGCTCCTGGCGAAGAAACTACGGAGATTTAGAGGCTGAATAATGGCTTGGACATATGACGAAACTAATCTAGTTACTACTACGGCTGCAGGTCGTTTAAATGTGGTAAGACTTCTAATAGGTGATACTGATACTAACGATCAGCTCATCAAGGATGAAGAGATTACTTTTGCCTTGTCCCAAGCTAATGATAACGTCTACTTTTCCGCTTCTTGGTCAGCCAGAACTATCTCTGCGCAGTTTGCCAGAAGAGTTACAACAAAACTAGATGGGGCTTTATCATCAAACTATAGCGACTTAGCTAAACAGTATAAAGCCCTATCTGATGATCTTCGTGAGCAAGGTCAAAAGTATTCTATGACATCCTCCAGTTTAAGAGCAGGGGGTATTTCTAAGGCTGCAATAAAAGCCAACAGACAACTTACAGACCGTCCTGATCCTGCTTTCCATAAAGGTCAGTTTGACAATCCACCATCAGATGAGCAATACATTTCGGATTTTGACTAATGAGCTTCAGGGCATACGATCTCTTAAAGCTTGTAGAAGAGCATGGGGAGACTCTTACACTTCGTAAGAAATCTTACGGTGATTATGACCCTGCCACTAGTACGGTAGGAAGCACCACTAATACTGACTATTCTATGACTTCTTACTTCTACAACTATGAACTAGGTGTATCTGACTTGAATAACGTAGAGCGTGGCATGAGGAAATGCCTTATTTCCGCTCTAGGGTTAGCCGTAAGTCCTGACACAGATGACGTAATTTTAGGTAATGGTGATCCAGTAAATATTATCAATGTACTTACAATGTATTCTGCAGGTCAAGCTATTTGTTATATCTGTGATGTGAGGGAATAATGCAGGTTACCGTAAACAAAGCTCGTATAGAGAAGAAGTCTAAGAGGATGGAAGAGATTGTCAGGAGACGTATAGCTTCATCTTTTGAAGGAGCTATTGACTACTTAGCAACAGAAGTACCTGTAGATACAGGAGCTTATGCTAACTCTATGCACCTTAACACGAGAGGAGATAGATCTGGACACGGAGAGACTTCCAAGAGAAAAGAGAGAGGCGTAGATGCAAACACTGTTTTATACGAGATGGAATCTAGATTAAGAGCTAGTCTAGAGTCCATAGATATTTTAGACGGTGGTACTTTTGTGAATAACGCCCCCCATGCTTCTGTTGTAGAGACAAAAGTTAGGGGAATTTTTGCAGAGCTTAGAGATATTGTTGGTAGTAGGTATGGAAGAGTATGAGCAGTATCTATCATCACATACGTCGAGCACTAGAAACAAAACTTGACACTGAGAATATAGCTGATGTTGCCTACGAAAATGTAGCTTTCAGCCCCACAACTGGTACTAGTTTTTTGCGACCAGTTTTTACCCCGACAATTCGTAGACCTTCCGTAATGGGCACAGGCCCTCAGCAAAGATACCAAGGACTATTTAGAGTTCTTTGTCACGCTGCCGAAGGCACTGGACCAAACACTGCTGATGACTTGGCAAATACTGTAATAGTAGCCTTTGAAGCAGCTACAGACATTAGTTATAATACAGGTTCAGAAACTTTACTGGTATCTATAGATTATGCAGAACGGTCTGTAGGTTTACTAGATACCCCTTGGTACATCGTTCCAGTTAATATTGGCTGGTATATTTATAATTAGGAGAAAATAAATGGCCTTCGCACAGGGTTCACGTTCCACACTATCTTTCTTAGCAGAAAGTACTTTCGGTACAACACCTGCAGGAAACTTTCAAAACTTACCTTTCACCACTCACTCTTTGAACTTATCGAAGGATCGTGTTGCAGGTACAGATATTCAATCAGACCGTCAGCCAAGAGTTGACCGTCACGGTAACAGAGTTGTAGGTGGAGACATCGTAGCTGACCTTCGTCATGCTGAGTTCGATCTACTTACACAAGCTGCATTAATGTCAGACAATGATTTTGCTACAGGCTTTACAGCAGGAGATGGGTCTACAGCAGTTACTCACGCAGCTATCGCAGGTATAACACCGCAGTTCTTCTCACTAGAAGATTATGCTGCAGACATCGACCAAGCTCGTTTGTTTAGTGGCTGTACTGTTAACACAATGTCAGTCTCTATGGCTCCAAACCAGATGGTTTCAACAACCTTTGGTATTGTAGGTAAAGAGATGGCAGTATCTGCTACACAGAAGACACAAGATGCTTCTGCAGGTAACTCACCTTTTGATGCTTACTCAGGTGACATCAAGTTAGGTAACGTAGGTTCTCTAGGTTCAGCTTTGACATTGATCACTGCTGTTGACTTTACTGTCACTAACAACTTTGCTCCAACACTGGTTATTGGTGAAAGTACAGCGTCAGCACTAGAGTTTGGTATGATCAACGTAGAGGGAACAGTATCTGCGTACTTTGAAGATGATACACTACTAAACCGATTCTTAAACGAAACTGAGTCTTCACTTGAGGTTTCAGTTGGTGACGGTACAAACACACTAACATTCTTATTCCCACGTATCAAAGTTAACTCTGCTGATGTGGGTGTAGACGGACCAACTTCACGTATTGTGAATATGTCTTTTGTCGCTCTTCGTGACACTTCAGACTTATCGTCCTCTACAACAGACACAAACACAATCCTGAAGATTAAGAAATCAGGTGCGTAAGTAATCCCTAGCTAGGGCGAGGGAAGTGGTTGTCGGGTGCTGCTTCCCTCATTTAAATAACCCGACTGTTAACTCGAAAGGAACTCGAAATGGATTTAATGAATCTGAAGCCTACTTCTGATACAGTAGAAGTTATGTTAAAGCATCCCAACACCTTAGACCCTTTACTTAATGACGATGGGTCTGAGATGACTGTCACTCTTCATGCATCACACTCTAAAGAGTACAAAAAGATTGTGCATGAGCAGCAAGACAGACGTATCAAGATGATGCAGAAAAAGGCTAAGTCGCAGATCAGTGCTCAAGATATAGAAAGAGACGCTACAGACTTACTAGCTAAAGTTACTGCAGCTTGGGATATTACCTACGGTGGTGAACAACCTAAGCTAACTGTGACAAAGGCTAAAGAAGTATTTACTGAAGTCTTCTGGATACGTGAGCAGATAGAGGAGGCTTTCTCAGATAGCATGGATTTTACAACGGCCTGATCGAAGAGTTAGTTGAGTTTGCAGAGCACAACTTCACTCTAAACGCCTCGGACAAGGATGGCGTATCGCTAAGAGATCACCTAGAAAAAATCGAGGAGCAGACTGGAGTTACACCAAAGGAATTAGAAGGTACTCATTTTCCCACGTTGGTGCAACATCTCTGGTCTGCTTTTGTTGATTTAAGTAACGCTCGAACCGCAGGCTTCAGTGGAGCAAACCCACTAACATACACTGAGATACAGGCCTGGATGAGTTTGACTAACACTTACTTATCACCAAGAGACATAGAAGCAATTAAGAAGATAGACACAGCTTACCTTAGGAGTCAAGATGGCTGACGACATTTCCCTGATTATTAACGTCAAAGGAAAAGAACAACTCAAAGAAGCGGCTGAAGAGTTTGCTAGGAATGCTCGTGTGTCTGCTAAACTTGCTAAACAGTATGATGCTGTAGCCGCTAAAAATCTGAAAGTTATAAAAGAGGCTCGTAGACTAAAAGCTCTTAAGAGGGATCTTAGAAGAGAGGTCAAGCTCTACACTGACAGTCAGGGTAAGTTAGGGATTTCTCAACATAAATACACTCAAATCCTAAAAGAGGAGATACGTGCCTCTAAAGAAAAAGTACTTACTGATAAAAGATTAATTTCCTCTGCCCAGAAAAAAGCTAAGGCTGAAGAACAAGCACGTAAGGAAACTGAAAGATTACGAAAAGCTTATGCTCCTGCTAGGGTCGCTGCGAACGAGTATAACAGAGCAATTAAAGAGCTTGAAGCTGCTTTTAAATCAGGTATTATCTACCCTAACGAGTATAAAGAATCCCTAGCAAGACTTAAGAGAGAGTTTGCAGAATTTACTGGTGGTGTAGCTACTGGTGGTAATCAGTTTGCCAAGTTTAATACAGAAGTTTACAAATCTGATCAACGTATGAAGAGATTTGCTTCTGTAGGATTACAACAGGCAGGTTATCAAGTTGGT